CTTTATCTACAGCAACGTTTGGATAAGGAACACCTAGTGTTAGTGTAAAACTTGCATGCTCTCCAAAAGATTTAAATGTCCAAGACTGTGGAACACCTGCTGTTACAGCGTAATTCATGTAAGCATCTACTTGTGGAGTTCTTGCAATTCCAATTGATGCTCCCATTGTAGCGTGATTAAAGTATCCGTAATCAAGATTATAATTGCTTGCTTCTTGAAATGATTTTAATGGCAAGTATGCAGGAAGACCTGCAACTACAAGTCCATTTGTATACTCTGTCCAAGATGGGGTTCCTGGCGGATAGCCTGGGTTTCCTGGATTAGTAGACCTTATAAATAGTTGTCCTGGATTTCCATAAGGACTTCCAACTGGGATACTTACAATTCCGCCGATTGGATATGAAGCACCGTTGTTGTATTCTCCTAAGTAGTTTGGGTACTGGCCATCTTGTCCTGCTGGGCCAGATCCGCCTGAAGAACTAAGTGATCCGTCGCCCATTAAAAATTGAGAGGAGTTGCCTGGAAAAGTTACGCCAGCTGTTGATGTAAATGTAAATGGCATATTAGCGCTCCAAAATTAATACTGCTACTGTTGATGTTCCAACTGCATAAATCTGATGGTTAGGTGCTAAATCTGCACTCCATATTTGTCCCGCAGCTAATTTAATTCCGTAGTTAGTTGATGTGACTGACTGGTTACCAATATAAATTGGGGCAGAAGCATCTGTGTTTTGTACTGATATAGTATTTGCAGTATCAATAGAATCGTCAATTGTTAACTCTTGAGCTGTTGATGTTAAAGTTAAATTCCGTGTGCGTAGCATGTTTACTCCTAATGTTGGGGGGTTCCCACATATAAATTATACCCTATTTGGGATTATCTGTCTTATAAAATCCATTGCCTTTAAACTGTATACCAAAAGGGGTAAAGTGTCTTGTCATTTCCGACTCACATTCAACACATGTGTATCCTGGATCTTCATCCATAATTGATCTATGAGTTGACATTGTTGGGTGTGCTTCATCATATGAACACTTGTATTCGTATACTGGCATTACCGATCCTTAAATTTAATGAGCCTTTTCATGACTTGCTCAGGTCTCCTTCGGTAGCGAACCAAAGACTATTTGATCTTGATTGTTTTTGGCTTCTTTTCTTCTGGAATAATTCTATCTACATTGATATGTAACATTCCATCTTCGATTGAAGCACCAGTCACTTCCATATATTCACCAAGCCCAAATGTTCTTGTGAATTTACGTGCAGCAATACCTTTATGTAGATATTCTCCGTCTGTAACTTCTGTGATTTCACCCTTAACAATAAGTGTTCCGTTGTCTACTGAAACATCAATATCGCTCTTTGTGAATCCTGCTACTGCAATTGATACCTGATAGGTATCTTCGTCTAGCTTTAATACATCGTATGGTGGATATGTCTGGCGTGTTGCAGCCTGATGGACATGTGCCATTCTTTCCATTTCACGATTAAAGCCAATAAAAAGGGATCTGTAAACATAGATCCCATTAGTGTATTTACCATTTTTGCTCCTTTTAAGCGAGTTAGTTTAGCATCCCCATAAGGCGGATGTAAAATAATTATATCATAATTGATATTTATTCGTAAGACTTTTTCTGCCAGAACTGGCGCATATAAGACCTATTTAAAACTGATCTTACTTTAAAGTTATCCTGAAGTTCACGTTTTCTACTAAATGGGGGAAGTGATTCATGTACCCAGTCTTCTCTTTTAAATGGAAATATTTGTGCTATTGGGGTTCCCTTTTCAATAATTCCCTCAAAATCATCACGAAGCCACATATTAATAGCGAGCCTGGCATGAACTTGATCTGAGTCTATTATACCTGTCATAGATAGAAATGGTAGATCATATCTATTAAATGGATGAGTTACCATTATGCTGTATCCCGCTGGTGTTTCAATTCTTGGATAAGCAATCATGCGCCATACGTATTCATTATATCCGTGTGGTACTGGCATCCCCTTTGATCTGTGAAGAGGTTGATCTAAATCAAATAAAACATCTGCCCCCGCAGGTGTAGCACCCCAATAGGCCATAGTTCCTTGAGTTTCGTTTTTTGCAATCTTAATATCTTGTGGCGTAACAACCATATACCCAGCAGTAAGGGAATCTAAAAATGGCATACATTTCTTTACCGTTGCTGCATCTCTAGGGTCTCCCCATTTCATTGCAGGATCTTCAGAAGGAATCTTCTTAAACCATTCAGGTATAGCTAATTTAGCTGGCATTGGAGGTTGTTCTATTTGATAGATATCTTCCGCAGCAGCATAAAACTTAATAGTTTTTTTATTTAGCATATAACGAGTATATCATTTCTAATAAAGTATTACAATAGTCTATTTTCCAGACTTTGCTCTTGCTTTTGCTAAAGCTTGAAAATCTTTAACTTTAGTATCTCCAAGGTATCCCCACGCATGTCCGTCTGCAATCATCTGTTCATTTATAGATAACTTCTGATCGTCAACAAATAACCATCCAAGTATTCTTCCATACTTCTCTGAAGAATCCATTTTTTCTGTTTTGATCTTTACATCTTTAGCATCTTTTAATTTAGACTTAAGGTATTCTTTTGCTTCAAGACCTAACTTTTTTTCTGCTAAATCTTTTGTTCTAGATTCTGGTGTATCAATTCCCGCAAGTCTTACTCGTGATGCAAATAGAATATCAAAACCTAAGTCAATGAGGACATCAATTGTGTCCCCATCAACTACAGCTTCTACTTTTTTAACGTAGTATTCGTACATTACTTAGTCTTCTTAACTACAGCTTTCTTTACAGGAGCCGCCTTCTTAACGGTGGCTGCCTTAACTGGTGTAGCCTTCTTTACTGCTGCTCCAAATGCTGGGCGTCCAAATCCAACGATTGCTACGATCTGGCTTCTGCGAAGCTTTGATCCGTTCTTCTTCTTGTAAGCACGATTCTTTAGGCAACATTCTCCGCCATTTCTTTGATCGCCCTTCTTATCTGCAGATGTATTTCCTTCTACAACATCTACTGTGCCATCTGTATTTACTGCAGCAACAATACCTACGTGAGAAATTCTATCGACACCGTCTGATGGGAAATCAAAATAGGCAATATCTCCAACTGCTGGCTCTGCTGTTTCTACTGATTGCCATGTACCTGCTTTAATAAATGCTTGTGCTCCTGCTGGTGTATAAACAGTATTAGGAATTTTTACTCCTGCTTCGTTTCCGCACCAGTTAACAAAACTTCCGCACCATGGTTGGAAGTTAGCCTTTGCAAACTTACCATACTTTGTTTCATTTTCTTTTGGTCCTTCAATAGTACCAACTTCTGCTAGTGCTACTTCTACTAATCTTGCTGCTGATCCTTGTTCTGCTGCCATTTTTTTCTCCTTATTTTAGTTGACTTGATTCTAGTATATCATTTTTTATTTGAGCGGATGATGAGAATCGAACTCACCCCTTCTGCTTGGAAGGCAGAGGCACTACCAATATGCAACATCCGCATTGTGCCCTTGGCAGGAATCGAACCTGCGGCGCAGACCTTAGAAGAGTCTCGCTCTATCCCCTGAGCTACAAAGGCTTAGATTAATCGTTCGGTATATCTATATCCATGTCCATTTCAACTAAGCCCATCTCTTTTGCTGCTTTTTTCCCTTCATCTGACATTTCAATTATTGCTTCAAGATCATCGGTATATGTAACATTAATTAATCCTTTATTATATAGAGCAACTAATGATTCATTAACATGCTCTGCATGAGCATGCCATAATTCTGGGGCAAGTATTTTTGCTCTATCTGTTATGTTAAATATAAACTCGCCATCTTCATCCATGCCAGACAACTCTATTACGCCTATTGAAAGGTAATATTCCATTCTATCTTCGTTGTCCATATTTACCTTTCGTGCAACAAGTAGGACTTGAACCTACGATTACCGAATTATGAGTTCGGGGCTTTAACCGACTAAGCTACTGTTGCTTAGAAGTCTATTATAACGTGCCGTCTTCATTTTTGTCAATAGTTTCTTCAACTATTTGCTGTACATATTCTGAAAAATGCTTACGGATATTTCCCATTGGTCTTTTACCAAAGGATACCCATATTCTTTTATATTCAACTACATTAGAAAATGTTGTTGGACATAAAACTATTCCATTATATTCTTTTAATATAGTAGGAAGTGGAACATGCTTGCCACAACACTTACATTCTTTTGCTTTTTCTTGATAGGTACTCATATTATCATCATCCTGTCCATTGCGTCCTTTAAGTTTTCGGGCATACGGGGTGCTCTTATCATGTTGTAAGTAGATGTTTCTCCGTCTGCTTCTTTGCCAAAATCATTATCATAGCTCATTGATTCATAAGTATGAATATTTACCTCCTGATTAGAATCAAATCTTGTCCTGCTTATAGCATTATAGACAGCGCCACATACAGCATCCGCCAAGTCTTTTGATCCCTTTCGGGGGTGATCAACCTTGTCTCTCATAATTCTTAACTGCAACAACTCATCAATTAACAACTGAATGTGAGGGCCAGTCAGCCTCTCTTCTAGCACTACCATTGCCATATCGTCATAGTGTTTTTTGGCGACAGACAGAATTTCTGTATTGATGCCGTATTGTTTTAGTTGTTGCATCATATCATGAGAATTCCATCTGTCAAAGGTACAAACGCTTATGTTAAAGCCTCTTGTTCTAAGTGATAAAATATAATCTTTAACTTCTGTAAAGTCAACAGATTTATCAGCTGTTGGTGTCCAGTATCTTACTGCATCTATCTCAACGATTGGTGCTGGCTGAGAATAAGTATCAGTTACTTTTACATTAACCCATCTGTTTACATGCCCCATTGCAACTGCACAATGGTCATGCTTCTGAGCTAAGTCTACGTGCAAAAAATATTTCTTGTCTGGATCTGGAATAAACCATTCTTCTAGTCTACCAAATGTATCTACAGCTAAATGACCTTTATTGAAAGCTTTTTCTACTTTTTCTCTTGACTTAAAAAATGCATCAATTGCTTCTGGTGGCATGCATGCAAATCTAGATAAAGCATCTGTTGGGTTTGTAAAAAAAGCAACTTTAAAGTCATCAATCTTTCTCACTGGGTTAACTTCCCAAGTTGGTCTCTTTAAAGCGTATACCCTAGGAATCTTATATGAAAGTATATGGTCTTCTTCCCACTGTACATCAAACTCATTTCCTTCTGTTCCGTCTGGAAGATCAGCATCCATTTTAAATCTGTGATCTCTAACTATGGTTTCCTTATGAGCTACAACAGCGTCGTATCTTTGCTGGATATAGTCATTCTTATATCTAGGAAAGGAAAGCAAAATAACTTTACCAAAATCTGGGAAACGAGAATCTACTGAAGCTCTATACATATCATATATGGCCACACCTGTTTTAGCCTGATCGTGCCCTGTAGTATTTTCAATTGCAAAACCTGAAATCTCATCAAGAATAACGACAATAACGTTATATCCTTCCCAGGCTTCACGCTCAGAGTGGCCAGAGTGTACTGTTATTGCTTTATCAAACTTAATTTCTGCAGCTTTATCGCTGTACTTCCCAGCAAACCACGGTGACTTTTCAATTCTTGTTTTAAATCCTTTAAAGAATACGTTGCTTGCCTGTTGCGAGTTAATAGCAATATTAATGATATCAATGCTATCGCCTGGAGGCTTTCCGTAATATGTGGCTGGATCTTTTAAGCACAATAGTAAATACACTATATATGAAGTTGCAATGGTTGAGCAGTAATCTTTACCCGAACCCTTTCCTAACTGAGCTACCACCTCATTAGCAGTTTGTTTAAATCTTATCCTTCCTTCTTCTTCTCCGAATAATTTGATAAGGGTTGACTCTTTATAGATCTGCGAACTTTTTTCGATAAGCGTGTATTGATAGTCGGAAAGTTCTGGAAGCCCAAGGTATTCTGGACTTCTAACAAACGTTTTAAGATCGACTGGTTTTTCATCGAACTCCTCTCCATCGAGCATGTCGATAAGGTCGGTAAAATCAAACGACATCGGCTTCCTCTACTGGGACTGACTCAATTACTCCAGTAATTTGGGATAATCTCTTTGCTACTTCCATCTTACACTTAGGGCATACTGATGTAGTCTCTTTTAAAATTCTAACAAGGATGTCTTGCTTACGCTCTGTCTCTGCAATTTGTGATGCAATTTCATTGTTTTCTAATACTCCAATAGATTGAAGCATTGCAATTCTTTTAGTCTCTATGTCTGCAATAAGCTTTAATGCGCCAGACTTTATTCCTAGCTGGCCTGTTTGATCTGCATCTTCAACTGTTTTCCACGCCTCTTTGATAAGCATGGCATAGTGCTGATCCGCCCCTGAGATGGCCTCTCGGGCACGATCTCTAATATTGCTATCATTATGTACAACGTCTTTCCAATCGTCGATTAACTCAAGGACCTCTTTGCGTTGTATTCCAGTGGTGGTGGCGATCTGTGTGGGTGTGCTTCCTTTTAGAAGTTCTTCAACTACCCTGTTCATTCTGTCAAAATGCTCTGACAATTCTATTTCGCTCATTAGTCTATTATACTTTCAGTCGACTAAAATGTCAATCAGAATTAGCCTTAGCAATCTTATATAGGACTAAATATCCTATTAAATCATCGATATCGTTGTCTCCTGCAAATCCTTGGTTATTCTTTACCCTATTTAATTTATCATCAATACGAACTTTTAATTGTTCTGTTGAATCCGCCGTTGAAAATATTCTAATTGGATCTAATGCTGAGTTGCCGTACGAGATATTCTTTTCAATTAACATGTGGGCAATCTCATGACAAGCTCTCCATATTTTTCCACCCGCTGGCGCACCTGTAGACTGAAGATATAAGTCACTACAATTAAAATTCTTTACATCTGGAAATACTGGTCTTAACATTACCGCCTCCTAATTAATTGGAACTTCTCTAGGTATCTCTGTATGGTCATAGCAGAGACCTTGCACTCTTCGGCAATTTCAGTTACCGTTTTTTTCTGAACCACATATCTTCTATGTAGCCAAGTTTGGCTTTGATATAACTTCATCGCTCTGTCAGTACTTTGTTAGCATAATGTGCAATACCAAAGCTATCTGCAACGTCAAAATCCACCACATTTAAATTATACTTCCTGTTAAAGTAGTCAGCAGTTCTCTGCTTTCTCATATTTCTTAATTTGTTTTGATACCATGAATCAGCGTACCCTGGGTTTAATAATCTTATTGCCTGCTTTTCATCCTTGGTAGGGTTCTTATTACCTATGTAGGCTTGCCAAGATGAGGGTGCTATTGTTATAACCTTTGCCCCCGTTGACATTAGTTCTGCTATAACTACTCCATAAACATATGATAGTTTAATTACAGCATCTGGAGACTTTACAAATACTGCACCCTCAACAACAATGTAATCCGACTTTAGTTCTTCAAGCATAGAATGCATTTTGTTTTTTGCGTCGTGGATCTTCTCATATATATCCAGACCATTGAGCTCAACCTTGCCCCACTTTAATGGGTTATCATCTTCCATTAAGCAGAAAGCAATAGAGTTTGTTGAGGCATCTATACCTAAAACCCTATTTGCTTTTGTTTTTGCAAGACTAGCCAATGTCATCTAACATCCTTTTTACCTTGACCCTTGTAGCCAGATCAATATTCTTTTCACATGTAGCGCAGTGTTCTGTTTTATTATATCTACTTAATTGTATCTTACATTTCTTGCATGGACGAACAGCACCATTTCTAATAGCTTTCTTTTCATAATACTTCTCCATAATCCTACGATTTGTTGCAACCCTACAGCATTCATCTTTGCAATACTTTTGATTATGAGTCTTTGGCTCAAATTTTTTAGCACATTCTTTATTAGCGCATATCATGTATTAGATACCGAGAATAAATCAATTTCAACAGTGCCTACTGGACCACCTTTTGCGTAACACTCTTTCTTA